GCTTTGCCCTGACGAAACCGCTTGTTCGACTAAATCCCGCACTTCGGCTATTTGTCTAGTGTCGATTCCGGTTATCAATTCCGCGTTCATGCCCGCCCAAGATTTGAGCATCGGCGCAAGCGGCTCGCCCGTCAAGGCGTTGCGTATCTTGCGCGGGTCAATCGCAACCGCTTCACTGACGATTCGCGCCGTCTGCGCAGTCGAAAAGGATTCGACAGCCTTTGACGCCCGCAGTATTTCGGGCGTGAAAGACGTGGCTGCTATTTCGCGCTCTAAGGCATCAATCAGCCTCAAGGCGCCTTTGCCCGCAGTCTGCGATATGACGGCGCGTAGCGAAGCTGTTAGACGCCTTGACCGCCTGACTGCGGCAACCGCGTAGTCAAGTTCCTGCGCAAGCGGGTAGTAGACTACGCCCGTTCCCGCTTCACCGCGCGCGCGCACCTTGACTGTCTTAGGCATTGTCAGGGCCTAGCGCTTCGGGCGCGGTTGCAGCAATGGCAACTTGGTTGCCTGTAAAGGTGCCTGCAATGCGCTTTGCGATTTCGGGCGTGACACCAAACGCGGCTTCAATAATTGTTGCGCCCTGTTCTGGCGAGATTTGACCCGCTGCAACAGACGTAGCAATCGCAACAATAGCTGTTACTTGTGCGCCGTTGAAGCCTGACGATTCAGCCGAAGGTGCAACGCCCGCATCAGGTTGGATAGCGTCAACATCCGCGTCATCTGGCAAGTCCGCAAAGGCTTCCGAAGGCGGTAAGTCTACTGTCCACGCGCCTTCACTGAACCGCCCCTTAGCGACGTGTTCAGGCGATATGACGCCCCTGTCTAGGTAGATTGCATCTGTCTCGGCAACGGTCTTTCTAGCGTTAGCCTTCTGCTGTTCTGTGGGTTCGTCAAGTGGTTCAAACTCGATATAGAACTTTGCGGGCGTTATGCCTTGTGTCGGGCCGTTGCGCGCGCCAAAGAATATGCGATAAAGCTGCACTAACTGCGGTCGAAGCTCCAAACGTTGCCAAGCAGTTGCAACGTCGTTCCAATTCTTTTGTTGGCTTTCGCCATCTGTATTCAAGCCGCCCGGTGCTTCACCGCTAAGGCGCGTCTGCGGCATACGCAAAGCCGCTGCAAGCTGATTAGATGTTCTGTCGTCCAAATCCGCAAGGCCCGCGACAGACGTTGACGACTTCGCATAAGTCTCTTTGCCATCTAGCACAATCATGTTGAGTAACGACTTACCGCGCGCAAGTAGTGACATGCGCTTGTCGATGTATTCAAGTTGCTCATCGCTTGTCGCTATATGGTCGATGTCGGGACTTGTGATAACGTCAACCTTGAAGTCATTGACTAGCACGGCGCGCGAATCGTCAAAGGTCGCCTTATGTTGAATAGCGTCAAGGGCCGTTCGCAATACCGAATCGTCCGCGCCGTTGTTCATTAGCAGGACATCGCGCGGAACATCCTTCCCGCCAAACTTCAAAAGTCGTGAGTTGTGAATCTGCATCGCAATCGCATTAGACGACGCAGCGCGTGGTGAGTATTGCCAGATGTCAGGCTCGCCAAACCCGCGTTTAGTCACGTTGCCTTGCCAACTGTAGGGCGTCAATTCGCGCTTATCAGCAACAATCAGGTTAAGCACTCGATACGGGCGCGTTAGGTCTAAGGGTTCGCTTGGCGGTAAACCATCGTCGAGAATAGGGATGATTGCGGCAAGCCCGAACAATCGACCTAGTATGACCGCGCGGCGCACAGTCAACCAAATAGCCCAATCGTCGTCAAGGTCACAAGCGAGGTCGCTAGCGTCAACGTCAAGCGCCGAAGGCATAGCGATGTTAGTACCTACGCGCCAACCCTTGCGCGTTGCGGTCAAAGCTAAGTCGTCAACACCAATCGACGCATAAGGATTATCTCGCCAAAGGCTCAATAAATCTTCGTCGCTAATGTGCCTCGCAACGTCGATAATCGCATCTTTAACCGGGTCCGCGCCTTGCACGCCTAGCGAGGTTGTGTGGTTAACGAAGCCGTCAAGCCGCTTCGCCAAAATATCAAGTGTTTGACGAACCGCCCCGAAGCGTGTTTTAATGGTTGACATTGCTTAACCTACTTGTACGAAGTGACGCGGCTCTAAGCGATATACCCGCCTGACACGGCTTATAGGTCGCCTGCACTTGACGACACCTTGCCTACTGTCAGGGCCGCTTGGCTTGACGCCTTCCGCGTTACCCTCAACAGTGTCGAAGTGTCCAGTATCGTCTACGCCCGTCAAAGCTACGACATAGTGATCGCCGTACCCTTTCGCGTCTGTGTGGCGCGTCTGGATTGTCACAATGTCGCCACGCTGAATGTCCTGCGGCTTGATTGCCAAACCGTTAAGCGGGACAAGAAAGCCCGCTCTAGTCCAATGTGTGCGGCTTGCGATGCGGTAGGTTGACGGTAATACGATTTCGCTTATCTTCGGGTTCAGCTTGAACTGCGGCGCGCCCGGACGCTTGTGCGCCGTTGCGTAACCGTACGCAGCAAAGAACCCACACCATGCGTCAGAAGTGCGGTAGAAGGGCGGTCCGGTCCTACTGTTCAGAATCCGCGACCAAACGCGGCCCGCTTCGCGGATATAGCCTTCAATTCGGGCCGCCCAACGGCGCGTTTCAGGTGCAGGGTCGCCAGCAACGGCCCTGTCAATCCAAATCGACAACGGGTCTTTGATGTCTGCTGTCCATTCGTCGAGTAGAACACTCAAAGCGGCTTCGCGTAATTGCGCCATTTCGGCAAGATTTGGGAAGTTCGACATATCTAAACCTATCCGGTTATGAGTTTCAACTTGCGCAAGCGTTCCAACGGGTCAACCGAACCGCCCGTTTCACACTCTAGGATGAACTGAACCGTTGCATCGGCTTGGTCATCGTTCTTCGCGAGTGGTACGTTGCAAAACTCTTTCAAGTAGTCGGGCAACCATGGCGCGTTGCGAGGAACGTAGAAGCGGCCCGCGTCAACGATAGGCGAGACTGCGTAATAACGCAACGTCTTGTTAGCAGTCGGGTTGATTGCCCGCAGTCGTAGCCCTTTGCCCGCAGGTGACTTTTTAAGAATCGACAGTAGCGCCGCCCCGTTCGCTTTCGCTTCAATCCAGATGTCATAAACGCCCGGATGCCGCGCACGCATGATGTCAAGCAACTTCATCGTATCGACGAAATCGACTTGTTCGCGCACTTGATCAATCAGGACATAACAAGTGGGCAATCCCTTAGATATGTTCGGGCGTGTTTTGCCCATAAGTTGAATCGATACGAAGTCCGCTTTATCGCCTTCGTCGAAGGTCAAATCCAAACTGAATGCTAGACGCTCAAAGGCTTCATATCCACCAAACTCAGAAACATCGTTAAAGTATTGAATGCTTGCGCGCTTGAAAATGTTGCCTTCGGATTCCGTAGGCGAACCCTTATAAAGCGCGTTCCACCACCTAGGCCCGATTGACGCCCTGATAGTCCGCAAGCGGTCCGCAGGGTAACGAGATTCCCATAGCGCATCGCCTACCTTGCGCGGGTCGCTAGGATGCAGGACATCGCCTAGTTCGACTAAGGCGGGCAAGTTGAGGACAACCCACTTGTCCGCCTCCGGGCTACTCGACATCTGCTCTAGCAAGCGTCCTGCAAGGTCGCCTGCATTCCAGCGGGTATGCACTATTAGGATGCTTCCGGGCGTTTGCAGTCGCGTGTATAGCACTGACGAAAACCAATCAATCTTGTTTTCCTGCATCCGCACTGAATCAGCGTCTTTCGCGTCCTTAACGGGGTCATCAACGATTGCGTGTGTTGCTCCCATACCCGTCAACGGGCCGCCTACACCCGCGCATGTGTACGACCCGACTATCGCGCCGCATCGTCTATCCGAATCGACATCACATATCTCGAAGTAATCCGCGTTTCGCTTCGGTTTGAACGACCCGGTTCTAACGTTTTCAGCGCCTAGCCCGATATGCGGAAAAACATCTTGGTAGCGCTTCGTATCCATGAAGCGTTGCACGTCAACATTCATCTTGCGTGCTAACGCAGCTGCATACGAAGCCGACATAACGAGTGGGTTAGTCACCTTGCCCATTATGTAAGCGGGAAGTAACCGCGAAACCATCTGCGATTTGCCATGTCGGGGCGGCGCGAAGATCATTAGTCGCGGAATACGCCCGTCAACGAAGGCGTCAAGGTATTCCGCGATTAGCTTATGATACCAAACAGTCTCAAAGTCAGGCATGACGTATTGACAGAAACGCAAAAAGTCCGTTCGGGCTAACGATAGTCTAGCCTCCGAACGGACCGCGGCGCGTTCAGCGCTTGACAAATCTTTAATGTCAATCATCCGGCATATCCGCTAAGGCTTCGAGTTGCGCCTTAGATGCGTTGCGAAGCTCAACAACCAACTTGATGTCATGCGCTTTTTCCGCTTTGCTGTTAATCGCTATCGGGGCGGTGTAGCCCGTACCACGCGCGACAACTCCACACCTATCGAGAATCGACATTGAAGCCGTTATTTGCCCGTTAGTCGTTCTAGCGTTCTTAGTAGCTGCAACTAGCAGTTGCGCCGCAGGAACCGCGCCTTCGTAGAGAACATCAATA